AGTGTCTGCCGCGTTACGAGAAGTTACCGCTTTTTCCGCTTCGGTTGCCGCAATTCGTGCACTTGCCGCCGCCGCTTCATCTGAACGGTTAGCCGCTGTTGCAGAGTTTTGAGCATCTAGTGCTGCTTGTTCTGGAGTCATTATTATTTTCCTTATTAATCGATTAAAAGAAGTTTTTAGTGGGTCGCTTATCTTGTTGAACAAAACTCGCGACCTCTAAAATATTTAATTATTCTGCAGAAACTTCGCGAATGATTTTCTTAACCGCGTTGGTAAATTCAACAGAGGTATAATCCGCATCTTTACCTTTAGCACCAGTATCCCCTTTTGCCCCTTTAGGGCCTTGTGGGCCTTCGATGCCTTGCGGACCTTGCGGTCCTTGAGCGCCTTGAGCTCCACGATCGCCTTTAGGACCTTCTGCGCCGCGAGGGCCTGCTTCGCCTTGAACGCCTTGTGCTCCGCGAGGGCCTTGAGGGCCGCGATAAGATTCGTCGATTTTGGCTTTTACTAATTCCACGATTTTCTCAACTAAAAGAGCTTCGCGAGTTTTGATACCAGGTTTTTCACCGGTATATAATTCAGCCAATAAACGTTCAACGATGTCTAATGATAAAAGATTAACATCAGATGATAATACGTTGCAGTCAGTTACTGCGGGTTTGGTGCTACTATTGTTACAACCAGAATTGCAATTACCGTTTAATTTCCAAGTAGACATTATTCTATTCCTTTTTATTATTCACAACTTACCAAATTTTCTAAATCTGGGAAGTATAATGTGCTTACACCTAAACTTTGTAGTTCCACATCCAAATCCAACAACTTCTTAAGTCTTGCGAGCTCGTGAGTTTCTTGCTCTTCTAAGATAGCTTGGCGCTTTCTAGTAATTTGCATTAATTCTAAAAATGCCAAGCCTTCTTCTGGTGACTGAAAGTCTTGTTGGTTAGATTCGAAGCTAATCGAAGCTTTAGGACCTTTTGATTCTTCGCTAAGATCGAGGGTATCTAAACAACTTTCTCTATTCATTTAGACCACCTTATAGGTGTTCGTTGCCTACTGGATTAGAGATTGCACCGCTATTATCTTCTAAATGATCTTCCACAGTGTTTGGCGTACCGCTTTCTACCGGAGTTGCCGGAGCTGCAGGAGTTTCTTCAGCTTTTGGAGCTACTGGCTCAATCACTTTATCGATAGCTTCAGCCGCTTTGTCCGCTTTGTCTAACGCATTACCTAATGTACCTGGTTCACATTTACCTTCTGGGCAAGGTTCCGGTTTTGGCTGTGGCTCTGGTTGTGGCTCAGGTTGTGGTTGAGGCTCTGGTTGTGGTTGAGGCTCTGGTTGTGGTTTTGGTTCTTCTTTCTTCTCTTCTTTCTTCTCAGCGAAGATTTCAGTTTTTAAGTAACCAGCATCGTGTTCAAATTCAACACGTGATTTTTCACCGTATTTACGGGAACCTTCGCGAGATTGGATCTCTTCGCCGTCTTGGCGTAAGCCACGAACTGTACGTTCTACACCTTGTTTTTCCACTTCTGGTTTCCATAATGCTGAACGAGAATATTCACCATCGCGAGCAAAACGGCCTTCTGCATTTTCTTTAACTGCGCGTAACGCGATATTGATCTCGGTACGAGAAGCTTCGCTGTCTTGCATTACGTGAAGTTTGTTGTTGTCAACTTTACCACCAAACTGCACGTTTGCGAAGTGTTGTGGGTTGTCTTGGTTTGGATAGGTTGCTGGATCGTGGCCAAAAACGCGATAGATTTCTTCATTCGCCTTTTCGTCTTTCTCTTCAGCTTTACCCTCAGCCCAGATGTCTGCTTTCATGTATGGTAAGTCGTGAGCGAACTCGTAACGAGAACCATAGAACTCAGGAGCTACTGAGCGGGCGCTTTCTAAGCGTTCTTTACTTTCTTTCATTTTGTTTACCTTTGTGTTAACGTTAACTAAAATTCTGTATGGTTTGTTTATATTTAAACAAAATAAAAATCTCCACTTTCCACAATTAACCACTCTAGCTCTCTGGTGGATTTAGTGGATCGTGGAGATCTTTTAAATTTAAACTTATAATTCGGTAAGTTTCGGTTACCGAAAGTTATTAGTTAGCTTTTACTAATGTGTTTAAAACTTCAGATTGTTTATCAACAGTAGCAACCACTTTCGCGAAAGATTCCGCAATTGAGTTAACGTTAGCTGTTAATTCATCTACTTTAGTTTTAACTTCACATTTGAATTTCTCAAACGCAACTTGTTGATCAGTTTCGTGAGTGGCAATGTTAGCTACTAAAGTTTTGAATAGATCTGCTAATTTGTTCACTTGTTCTTCGTTAGCCGTAACACGTTTGCTGACCGCGTCGTGTTCTTGGTTAACTAAATCGAACATAGTGTTGATAGCGTCTAATTTTGATTTTAAAACGAAGTCGATTAAACCCATAGGGATGTTTAATACGCGACCATCTTCATAAGTTAATTTGAAGTAGTCTTTGAATTCGTCCGCTGATTTGATAGTTGCAGTTTTGAACAACATAGCCGGGTTAGCTAATTTTTCCGCGATAGCGTTAGTAGTTACCACGAACTCTTGGTATTGTTCTTGCATGCGTTTAGACATCTCGATAGTTTCTTCGAGTTGTTTTTCAAGGATGTCGCGTTCGCGAATTTTGAACTCTTTCTCCGCTTCTTGTAAAGCTTGGAAGCGAGCTTGTTCTTTAGCATCGTTGATAGCGATAGTACGACGAATCGCTTCTAAACGTTCTACTTGTTCTTTGCGAGCTTGTTCATCGCGTTTTGCTTTAGCAATAGCTTCTAAACGAGCTTCGCGTGTTGATGCGAATAATGATGATGTTTCGCAAGATTTGCAATCTGCCATTGTATTTTCCTTTCTATAGTTAGGTTAACGATTTGCGATTAAAGTTTGCATATTTAATTCGTTATAGTATTTATATTTTAACAGCACTCAATGGTTTCTCAATCCAACGATTTGGGCCTTTCTTGGTACCGGAACTATCTAAAACCGTTTCATCAATTCCCTGAATAGGCGAGTTGTTTCTAACTTCTTTATCGCAATACGCTTTGGTATAAGTCCAATAATCGTAGACTACTCCGATATTTAGGCTAGCGCCTAATTCCGCGGATGGATCAAGTGCTATTTCACCAATACTGGAGATTCTACAATTTTTGAAATCAACTCTAAAGAGTATTTCTTTATTTGAGTTGAGAATTTGAACCCATAGGTCAAAAGTCGGAGTGCTAAAAGTATCCTGTTCGAAGTTAACTTCCTGCATGGCAAGATCTAACAATTCGAAATAGGTTTGGAACCCGGAATCTAACATAATATCCAAGCTGAGATCATTAAAGTCGATGCTATCAGCTCCAGTATGAAGAGCTACCCCAGATCTAGTCATCAGACTAGGATGGGCAAAAGCTATAGAAGGAATGGTAAAATTCTTAATAAAGAATGGCGTTAACTTTAACGTATCACTTCCTACTAAAAACTGACTGACATCAGCTAAATTGACGCTTGCAGTGGATGCAGACATTAGATTCTCCTTAACAAATTAATTTTCCGAACCCTGAAAGTTTCGGTGACCGAAATCATCAAGGCTCGGAAATTTTTAAGATTACGCCGCGGTTACGTCGCTAGCAGAAACTAAGTAGCCTAAAGACACTTCGCCTAAAGATTTAACTTCGATACCAGTAGCTTTCTTGTTTTCTAACGCTTGAACTTTAGGTTCTAGGTCATTTACTTTGCCTTCTAAAGTAGTAACTTTAGGCTCTAATGCACCTTTAGCTGTTTCTAAAGCTTGGATTTTAGCGTCTTGTTCTTGGTCTTTAGTAGCTTGAGCCGCTTTAGCTGCATCTACTAATTCGCCAGCTTTAGTAGCTGCGGCGTCTTTAACTTCGGTAACTAAAGTTGAAAGATCCACTTCAACGTTAGCGCCTTCGCTATCCACTAAAGTGATTTTGTTGCCAGCGTATGAACCGGAAACGATTTTAGTATCAGTATCCACTGTTAAGAAATCTGCAATACTTTGTTCGATTTCGGTGCCATCACTTAAAGTGAATTTCATTTTCTTCTCAGCTTTGTCCACTGACACGCCAGATAATTTAACATCAACTGGGATGTTTAACGCTGCAGTATCAACAACAACCTTCTGAGCTTCTACTTTTAAACCTGTACCTAGGTCAGCAGGAGTAATAACTGTAATTGCCATTTTGTTTTCCTTTTTGTTAAATTTAACGTTTTGTGCTGTCGCACGAGTTATTTGAGACTTTCAAAATTTCGGTGACCGAAATATGAAAGCTCTAAATATTGATTTTTAAAAGTCTTCGAATGCCAGATCCCCAATTTCGAAGAACGCGCCGGAATCTAAAACCTCATCGGATTTTAAAGCATCTAAGAATTTTCCGAAGTCGCTAAAGTTATCCATATTGGTCATCGGAGCAATGGAAATAGCTAACGCCATAACTAAATCGTCATGACCGGACGAGGCTTGATACTTATCATTGACCAATTCAAATCGTTGGAATTCGCTGATGGTTTCCTTATCGCAGATTTCCAACTTGCCGGAGTTAATAAGTATTTGTAACATTCTAATGATAGAATCTCTAGTTGATTTAGTAGTTCTAAATCCTGGATACTTGTATTTGTTATCTTGGTAATAGATGTTAGGGTACTCGAAATGATTAACCAACATATCCGCAATAGATTGCCCTGCGCCTTCATTGTTTTCAATGATCATATGCGCGGTATTAAATCTTGCTCCCCATTCGTATAAGAAATCCGGCATAGTCAAGTAATCTACCTGCAAATTCGCGGCCGCGACTTGCCGGAAAGGCATTTCGGTTACGTCAATTACTTGGATGGCGAAATAGTCTTTACCTTCTTTAGCGGCATCTACGCTCATAATATAGGTATGATTTTGCTGAGGTTCATAATATAATCTAAGCATATCATCCCATACTGCGATAGGATTTTTATGTTGCAATTCTGCGAGAACTTCCGGAGCAATCAAAGTTTCGGAGGATCCGACGAATGAGTTACCATAGTTTTGCTCGAAATATACTCGTCCATAGCGCTTGATGATTTGACGTTTGAATTCTTCCGGTTCCATCAGGTTACCTTTAGAATCATATCTTGGAACCTCATCCCAGTGAACTTCGATAAACGCGGTTTTTGAATTTGGTTGCATTTCGTCTAACTTCGCTTTCTGAACTAAATCATAAAAGTGATTGAGACCCTTAGCAGTAGAGATGATGATATTTTTCTTCCAAGATAATGCCGATTGCGATGGGAAGATTGAATCTGCGAATTCCTCCCAGACTGAAGTCTTAATGAAGGCACACTCATCGATTGTAAGGACATTGCAAGTATAACCCCTGAACGCATCCGGACCTGGGACATCCGTCAAAATTCGAGAACCTATCTCATTTTTGATATCGCGCTTATTCCAAATTTCGGTACCTTGCATTAACCAGATCGGCAAACGCGAAATAATATCTTTGACGTTCTGTAAGAATTCCCGAGCTTGGGCGCCTCGGTTTGCCACAATACCAATCGTCAAATTCTTATGGAAATTATAAAGCCAAGAAAGATAGCAAGCTACGGTGATGGATTTACCGGAATTATGAGATAATACCCCTCCGGTGTAGTACCAGAAATTTTCAAATTCGGATTGATCTAAGGTAATATCGTAGAGCTCTTGCTCTCCAGCATCTTGGATTTCCAGGATTTTAGACTTACCGTCGACGGTATCGAAGTGATCCCCAACGCGCATTTCGTTAGCTTGGAATTCTTCCTCATCGATGATAAAAGTATGAAATTCAGCTACAGTGAGTTCTCCACGTTCGTGGATAAACTTCAAAGACTTCAAAATTTTGGTTTTGTGAATTTCTTCGATTCTTTGGTAACCAAACGGGGTTTTGACTCTTCGATTGTAATCAAGTATGTACTTTGATTCAACAAACACTAAACAGAATTCCTCTTATTGATCTTATTACTCTACGTATTTTGGACAAAATTATAGTATAGAGTATTTATTATAAGAATATCATCAATAAATCATTTCGTTTACGAAAATTTTTGAAAATGGTGTTGAAGAGTTTTGGTGACCGAAACTTGAAAGATTCAAAATAAAAAAAAATCTCCAAAACTTACCCTTTCGGGTAGATCTTGGAGATCTTGGGGATCTTGGGATATGAAATAAATTAAGAATCCGGAAACTCTTTCAAAAGAATTGGAGTTCTTCCGGCTACATCAACACAGAGATTTATTCGCTTAACCCCATCACCATAATCTTTGAACTCTTTATGGGTGTGACCACAACATAGAGTAAGATTCTTCTTCTGGCAAATATCCACCGCTAACGGAACATCCGGATAATGACAAAAGCAAAATTCATCGATAGTCAAAATATCGTGAACACTTTCGAATCCCATCTGAATGTATTCTTCGTTAGTGAAATGATCGTGGTTACCTCTAACGAGGATTTTACGACCTTTCAATTTCGCGATAATTTTAGCGATCCACTCTCTTCCTTGCTTGCTAGCTTGAATATCTCCACCGAATACGACCAAGTCGTCATCCTGGACTACTTCATTATGAGCAAGAATCATAGCCTTAGCATCTTCTAAGGCTGATAGATTAGCATTTGGAATCTCGTGAGTTTTTCGATCACAATACTTGATAATGTTTTGGTGACCGAAATGGTGATCACTTAAAGCAAATAATTTCATCTAATACAACTTAAATTAAACGTTTGTTCGCGATTTCTCTAACACTTTCAAATTGACTTTCGGACAATTTTTGAAGTTGGGATTGGCTTTCAGTTTGTTGAGCTAATTGAATGTACGAGGCTTCTAAAAGATGAGATTCGTTCATCTTAGATAACAATTTTTCCAATTCAGTGCGGATAATCGCATAATTAGTAGCTTTAAGGCATTTCTCAAGCAGATAAGGAGTAATGCGACGATCTTTCATCTTAGTCTTTTCTGCCACATCAATCACATACTCGATGAAATCTTCGCGGACATCCTTATCTTTGATTCCGGCGCCTTTCATACGTTCGCATAATGCGGTAAATGCGCGTTCGCTTACGTTTTTATTTTTGTCGTCAATCAACATATACAAAATGTCATCTTCGGTGAACATCTTGTCTGTTAAAGCTAATTTTGCGTAATATGCAGTAGAATCTTTGCGCTTAGCTACTTCCAAACGGACCTTCTTGGAAAGATCCATATTGTCCACTAAGGTTTCCAATTCTTTCTCATCGTCAGATTTCTTAGCAATCTCTAATGCTTCTTTTTCTTTCATACGAATTCCTCAAATCCTTAGTTTCTGTAACCTTCATAGTAAGTTTGCAAAATTTGTTCAAAGTTTGACGGGTCTTTGATACCGGTCAATTTCTTGAATAGGTTCCAACCACCAGATTTCACCGCAAGGTCAAGTTCTGGGTCGCCGCGTTCAAGCTCTTGAGCTCGTTGAGGCTTATCCGCCCAAAGCAAAGCAAAATAGCGTTCCGCTACATCTTTCTGTTGTTGTTTGCTCAAATACTTGTTACAAAGTTCCACTACACCGCGGAATGTCCAAAGTTTATCCACATCTTTAGAATCTTCATTGTTGAATACCAATTTAAAGATTTCTACTAATGTTTTCTTATAATCACTTGAAGCTACCGGAATTTCTTTGTATACGGTTTTACCGTTATCTTTGACTTCGTTACCATCTTGATCTAGTAATGGGGCATACGCTACGCGAACGCCGTGGTCCACCGAGAATTTTAACATACGAGCGACATCACCTTTCTTACTAGCCGCAGTCAATTTGTAGTTGTCGTAAGTTGATTTGCTAGTCGCGATAACGATATCAGGGCGAATACTTACCCCACCGACTAATGCGCGAATTAAGTATTTGTGGTGAACCGCTTTTACCCCATCTTTCGCATCATCAAAAGAGCTTGAGTGGCTAAAACGAGCCCATTCCGTTGGGTTACCATCTTCTTCGAATGGTAAGAATTCGAAGTCTACTTGTACCAAGTACTCTACCGGATCTAAGAAACGGAAGATACAGTTAATTTGGGTACCTAAGCTTGAGCTTGAGGTTCTATTCATACCTACAAATTCCACGTTACGGGTAACTTGTCGACCTTGAAGTTTGCTTAACAATTCGAACAAAGTTTCAGCACGTTCCGATGGGATGGCAATATCAATATCGCCCATTGTTGGTTTGAATTTTAAAATTTCTTGGTCGCTGAATTTTTCACTTAAAATGAAAGAACTTGAACCATTGAATACTAGCGCATCTTTGAGAACTTTATCGCTCTTCCAAAGAGGTACACTATATTTCGCCTCGTGTAAAGTGTTCAACGAACTGAAAAGATTTTGCGCTAATTTAATAACGTTTGATCTTCCTACTGTTCGCAGATCCACTTTAACCGCGGCAACATCAACTCCGTTGACGTCTTTAACTACTACATTTCCACCCATTATGAAATCCTTTAAAGTATTCTAAACAATTTACATATTTAATGGTATTAGATTGCAGTGGCATCCAACGGTTTGATAGAATCCATCACCTCTTGGAAATCCGGATCCCGCAATAACTGGCGATATTCGCCGATCATTTGCAGATTCATCCAATAATCTCCGGTTGTGTTGAACAACTTTCCGAGTCTCGCGGCCAAGTTTAAATTGATAGGCTCCTCGCCGTTTAAGATCTTATTTGCTAGGTTTACGGTAATTCGAATTCGGCTAGCAAATTCCTCTACTGAAAGATGGAATGGTTCTAGATATTCTTCTTTTAAAATTTCACCTACTGGGACGACGTAATCTGGGTTGAATTGGTTCATATTTTTGCTCCTATGATTGCTAATTAATTTAATGTTTGTATTATAATATATCTACCAATAAAACGCAACTAGAACTCGTACTCTAAACAAAAGAAAAGCCTATTGATGTAATAGGCTTAACATATCGAATTAGAATTGCTTAACTCCGTAGAGATAGAACCCGATAGCGTTATAGAACTCGGATTTGTTCTTAACCACTTTGAAGAACGGATCTGTAGATTTAAGAATGCTAGCCCCGCCACCTAATAAACAAACAAAGTCACATTTATCAATCACGTTACCGTAACGCTCTTCGATCAATTCCAAAATACCTTTGGTATATTCATCACAAGCTTTAGTGATAGCTTCCTGCATATCGAATCTTTGACCGCGAAGTTTGTAGAACCCAGAATCTAAGATTTCTTTAGCTTCACGTAACGTGATATCTTTAGAGTATTGTTCTTTGATTACTTGTTGAAGGTTTTGAGCGATTTTAACCACACCAGCATTCTCCACGCCTTCAAATAAGTTCGGAGAAGTTTTACCATCCGTAACGTAGAACATATCGAGTGTATTAAAACCGATATCTCCGCCGATGTATGTCATACCCATGTTCTCTGTTCTTGGTTGCGGATAATGATCGCCAAACATATCAAACGCTAGCTTACTTCCGGCGCCTTGCGGTAACAAGAAGATATGGTTGAACTTATATTCTTTGCCGCTAACAGTAAACTGTTTGATTCGCTCTTTGAAGTAGCCAGACATACCCAATTGGGCGACGCTTAAACCGCAGACCATTACATCAATTTCATCTGCGGAAATCTCAGCGGTTTCCAAAGCTTTAGCAATAAACGCTGGCGCGTAAGCTTCTAACATTTGGTAATCGCTGATATCCACGATCATATTGCTTGGTAGACTCAAAGCATCTAAGCCAACATAAACTTGATCGATATCTCCGGATGGTAAAGTAATTTCAACAATTCGCGGATCGCGAATACTTGAAACTTTTTGTGCTCTGGCAATAGCACTAGAATATTTGAAGATGTGGGAGATTTGGTTACCATCCCCAATCACCACTTTTACATCTCCGTAGCCAATATCTAAACCTAATGACTTCATTAAATTTTCTCCTAATTGAAAGCATTTAAAATGCGCTAATCGAAATAATTGAGTAATATTATAAAATACTACCCAATATTATTCTACATTTTAATCTGCGGAATCTGCCGGTTTCGCAAACGCATCATACAAGAAACTTCGAGCTTTGGCTCTAGCTAACGCATAAAGCACGGTATGCTCGTAGATCTCCGAAAGCGCGACCTTATAACCTTTGCGTTCGGTTACCGGAATTTCGCGTGCTTCGCATAACTCAGCTTTAGCATTCTCTACACTAATCGCAAATTGATAAATGCTGTAGTCTACCGTGTCCGGTTGAATTTCCTTAAATGCTTGGACATTTTGGCATCCTAACAGATGAACTTTCTTATTATGAGCACGAGCATAATCCATCATAGTCTTCAAAAGTTCCGTGTTCTTATGCCATTCGCGGGTTTGCGCCAAGCCCCCGATACTCAATCTTGGATATCTTGGATCTTCACATAATTTCATCCAATAATCCACCCCTTGATGGAGTTTGAAGACTGGCGTCGGGTAATAACCGAGAATATCGAAAACTTCTTGTCTTAGGAAATTTTCCGGTGACGACAAATCTTCGTTGTGAAGAAAGTAATCATTATCCAGCTCAAAACATTCTTTGGGTTTTAAAATCTCGCAAAGTTTTAAAAATTTCTTTTTGAATTTTTCACAGCGCTTAACAAAGATTTCGCTATCAGCTCCGTGCTTAAACTGCTCTTTGAATAAGGTAAAACCACCACTATCTAAGTAGGTGCGATCTTGAATGTTTAAGTCGCGGATGAATTCTGCCCTCTTAAAGGTTAAATCCGTGGTACTCACCAAAAAGTCGTTGGTAAAACATTCAAACATCTTACGCAAACGATCTTCACTACGGAGACTATACATCAAGGCATCTCCTAAACCGAAAACTAGGCGATGCGCCGGATGCTCTTTATTTGCGGTATCCATTTCCTGCATCATTTCAACTCCGGAACGTCTAACTCTTTTTCGAGTTTTTTCTTGGTGGCTTTGACATTAAGGATTCCAAAATCCGCCAACATTTGCATATCCATTTCGCCATCCCCGAGCATGCGATCTAACGCGGACATATTCCATTTTGAATACTCCGCTACGCGGTTATCCGCAATAACAAATCCCCGTTTCTGCTCATTGGTTAGACCGCAAACTTGCAATACATCAATTTCATCTTCCTTACTTAAACCAAGCAATTGGATAGCTTTGAATCGAGTATTACCCGCCAAGATTACAAATTCGTCGTCGACGACAATTGGGTTGATGTAACCAAAACTTTCGATGGACTTCGCTACTTGTTTTGCCGATTCATTATTATGGCGAGGATTCCCGCCGAATGGTTTAAGATCGCCAATCTTTACTTTGACGATTTTCTTATCTAAATTAAACATACTTTGATAGCTCCCTAAGATAACATCTGTTTAAATTCTTGAACGTTATTATCTAATAATTCTTTAAATTCATCAGAAGGTTCAAAGGTATCGAAGATGTCGTAAATCAAAGTTTTCGGTTTATCCGGATGATTGAAAACTCGATTTTGTTCGATGCTTGAAATCACCGGATAGCTAGTATCGATAGAATCGATTAAATGACGAACTCTGCGAATTTGGGTCACCTCAAACGGAGATTTTAATCCTAAAAAGTGAATCTTTTGATTCCAACTAATGATATTTGAGAGCTCTTCTAAAATTTCGCTTCTTGGGGTAGTATTGCAACACATATCTCCGAATGGAACCGCAATTACATCCTCTTCTCGGAGAATTTTAGTATACTCCACAAAACAATCTTTGAAGTTTTGCTTATTGTGTCCGTGCACTACGGCAACCAAAGTAAATTGCGGAAACTCCGCAAGATATTCGTGAACCTTACGGATACATCTTGCGCTATCCTCAAAGTAGTCCGGAACTATCACTTTCAAAAGTTTCTTACGATCTTCCGGAATTTGTTCATCGAATTTTCGAAGTAAGTTTTTGTAACCTTCTTCATCCAATTCGATATTACGAATTTTGCGTTCATACAGACTGTTGTCTAAGATCACTTCGCGTCCTTGCATAATGGAATCTAGGAAGAAATCAAAGACTTCCGGATGATCATCCCAGAAAATATCCAGGAAATATTCATAATCATTGAACGCGCGGCTATAACCTAAAAGACTCTTTGGTGTTTCAAAACTAAATTTCATCCGATGCTCCTTCTACTCCTGCTACTCCAAACTCCTTAACTTTCATGGAAATGAAAATGGCGCGATCCCCGCGATCTGATGGTTTAACCACTAACGGAGTGATGTTCATTTTGACGAAGAATTCTTTAATATAACTATCAATCGTTTGTTGAAACTCTACGTTAGTAGATCTTAACTCTTTGCCGGTAATCTCAAACGCAATCGGGAAATAGACAAATATCGTATCTCCGCGAAGAATCGCTTCTTTCGCGGCTTCTTCGATGATCGAAAGTTGTTCGAGATATTCTTCAAAACCGTCACGCAAATACTGGTATTTTGTGTATGCCCAAATATCCGCATATGAACGACTGGAGATTACTTTATCCCCCATCGTCTTACCCGCCCAAGTATCCAATTGATATTGCGTAAACGCAGATTGTTTTTCCTTCAACACATCTGGATTTTTGAAATCTTCTTTACTAAAGAATTTTTCGCTTAAGCTATCCGCAATTTGAAAGCCTTCGAAAATATTTGGAAAATTTTCGACACAATCATACAATGAAGTAGATTTACCGGTGCCGTGAGCCCCGCTAAATAATACAAATTTTTGCATACCGGCTCCTTACTGATATGGGATTGGATCTTGTAAACCGGCTTCCTCGAACGCTTTTAAGCGATCCAAGCAAGTAGCGCATTTACCACAAGCTTTACCTTCGTGAGGATTGTAACAGCTCGAAGTATGCGAATACATCTCGGCAGTTAATCCTAATTTTTCCAACGCTTCTAAGCCAGCTTTCAATACTTGTGATTTTGTTACGTCTACGAACGGGGCGCGATAATCAATTCGTTCGCTACCATAGTTTGAGATTCTGTAAAGTTCTTTCGCCATATTGACGCTTTCCGGTCTGCAGTCCAAATATGTAGAATTATCGTTGTTGTGCACGCCCATCAAAATATCCACATCTGCGTTGAACTTCTTGCTTAAAGCCAACGCTTTACCATAGATGATCGCAGAGAAGATCACATTGCGGTTTTCCACTACGGTAACTTTCAAGTTTTCTTGATTGTATTCGTTTTCCGGAACTTCTTCTGCTTTGTTAGCCCCGATAGCCGATTGGGAATCACTGAATACATCGCGAACGTTGATAAGTTGATAATTCACATCGAAACCCGCACTATTAAGTGCTTGCACTAATTCTTGCGATTTTTCGATTTCGATTGAATGTCGTTGACCATAATCGAAGCTATAACAGAATACCTTGTCATAACCTTCGGTTAAGATTTGGAAAAGTAGAGAAGAAGAATCCATTCCACCTGAGAATGAAAGAACGGCAATCTTTTGCGGTTTCTGCATAATAATACTCCTAATAAAAATTGAATGAAATGTTGATGGTATCTATTATAATACAATCACTATAATATTCAACCTAAAAGTTATTTCAAAGGTCCAAACAAACCCAGAAAGTTAGCCTTACGCTTTAGCGTATCCGCTAGCTCGTAAACCATTGCGGCAACCGCAAGAGCCACCGGAGCCCAAACGGTGGCGTTTACGATACCGGTAAAGACGCTAGTTTTCTCGCCAATAAAATAACCGTGTAGTATCATCATAATAAAGATAAGAATGGCTAGAATCTCTAATAAAACTCCAGCCAACCCGTATACCAATTTCATATTTGCTCCTTTTGCTCCTATATTTTTTAAAACTAATCGTCTTCGGACATCACATCAATCAACCAAAGATACCCTGATATAATCAACAAGGTAATCACTGAAGTCGCTAGATGTCCAAATTTCTCCCAAACTTTCGCTACCGCGACGGCTCCGAGAGCTGGAAGAATTACTAATGCTATCGTTAATGTGATAGTATCCCTACAGTTTTTGCAAGCTTTGTTGCATTTATCATGTTTATACATTTTAACCTACCCGAATTTATTATACTTGTTATAGTATATCTAAGTTTGTAGCGGGTTTTGTAGGTTTCGGCGTTATCGGATTTCTTCAACAATTACACTGATGTGATCATTGAAAATGTTTTGATGTTTGTAAACTCTTAATTTTGAATCATTCAATTTTTCGCTTTTAGCGAAGTCTTGAACGGATACTACTTCACCCTTTACGTCCTTTACTGCACATCCAAAACCTTCCGGAAGAATGTCAGATTTCGCGTAATCGCAAAGAGCAAACCATTTGTCTTCTTTTGGGGTATGAGTGTAGATATTATCAGCTTGGTTAATATGTGCTGTAGGCACCCAAACTACTACAGCTTGAGCGTTTACGCTAATAAGTCCTAAACCTAATACTAACACCTTTAAAAATTTGTTCATTTTAGAATCTCCCGCTTCTTCGGATCTCTTATCTTTATGGGAGTATTATAGCAAATTTGAAATAAGATGGCAACCGGGATTTGCACTAAAAATTTTTTTTATAGTTGTGAAGTTTCGGTCACCGAAACTCTGAAGGTTCAAAATATTTTTGCAAAAAATAAAAACCTCTCAAATCTACGCTTTCGCGTCTAAATGTGAGGCCTTTAAGTTATGCAATACCACAATCTTCACCGAAGTGTAAAATTGGAGATTGTTTAAATGTTTATTATATTAAAGTTTATAAACTAAATTTCCACTACCATAATAAGCAAAGATACCTCGTTGTCTCAAAAACTCGACAGAGTTAATTTCTTTGTAACCTGGTTCATCCCGTTTCGGGAAGCCTTCGAAGTATCGATGCAGGTAAATCTTCATCATTCGATTACGGATTACTCGGGTAAATCCAACCGGAGAATACTTATCCGGAATGATATACCATAAATCACCTGGAGTCTCTTCAATCAGTTCTCCGACTAAAGCGTAGGAATTGCCATCAGAAATATTCATATCACAGTAAGTATGCAGTTCCACTGCAGGATGCTGAGATTTGAAGTATTTGAAGATCTTTTGGGTTCCACCTTGCACTAAACAATGTTTCTTACTGCAAGCTCGGATCACTTCCCAAACCCCTTGCCCCTCACCACTATGATTATATCGATGTTTGGCAAACGTAATAATTTGTACTAGCTCTCCATCGAACTCTAACCCATAATAAACTTGGGCATTGGCATGACCATTCAAGTGATTCGCTTCCGCGAACTCTCTGGCTTGCTTAGCGGTGATCTCAACTATTTTGCCCTTACGGGCCGGAATTTTGTTTTTGGTAAGACCTAAATGATGCTCGATCATACTAATAACTAGGTCTGTTTTATTATAAACATCATCAATACCAAATCTCAATAATTTGATTCCCTTCTCTGAAAGAGATTTATTCATTCTTTTGAAGTATTGGTTGTCTACTAAGTTATCAGTAAACTCCGGAATGTTAGTCACTTCAACAACTAAGTTACGTTCCGGAATGTAGTAATCAAAAGTGAATTCCCCTACCGTTAGGCTTTCAATGTTGACACCGTGGTGTTCGAGAATGATAGGAACTAGGTTTTCTGCAAAAACTGCAAAATCGAAAGCCTTATCCACTTCTGGGGTGATAAACTGACGGTCGACCGTCCCGGTATCCAAAATTTGATCTAACAACTCTCGACTGTCCCGGTACACAATCTTTAAAGCTTTGAGTAAGAATTCCCCGTTATACAAAAAATTTTTTACCGGTTGCCCGTTTTCGGTAACCGAAACACTGCGCATTTGATTTTCAATTTTTGAAGGATAGATTTTATTCGCTTTCGGTTGTTTCGGTTCTCTTACCGTTTTAGTTACTTTAATCTTCGGAGCTTTGGGTTCTTTTGGAATTTTAGGAACCTTAGTTTTACGCGGTTTTCGGGTACCCTCTTCGATCTTCCGATCGATAGTATTAGCAGCACGCTGTTTGATTTGATCTCCGTAAAGCTCCTGAACTTCTTTTCGGGTTAACATCTTCAATTTGTTCTTTTTGAAGACTTGGGCTAGGTCGTCTAGCTTGGTAATACCAAACATTTCGATAAAATCCGCGAGATATAGCAAACCGGCATAGTAGAGATGGTGAACCGCAGATAATAAATCTAAGTTATACTTTTGGCCTCTGGTTGTTGGTATAGGTTCTTTTTGGTACGCACCAGTCTTCAAAGAAATCTTGTAATTATTCGCTTTAGCGAAATCCAACAAGTCTTTTGTTATTGGAATGTTCTCCGTTAGGAGATTTCCAGATTCTTTTAACATATTTGCTCCTTAAAATTCTGAGTAAATGCAAGTAAATGCAATGTGAGTAAATGTATTATAATGGTTTATCTAATAAGAATCAACATTTAATTGCCGGATTACTCCACAATCCCAATATTCAAATTTCTTAATGAATCTTTGATGTTGGTGATCTTCGAAATTTCCGGTAAACCGACTGGCATCGAATAAACCATAATTCAAAGATTCTTCGATGTTTGAGATTTGGTTAAATTCTAGGAACTCTTTACTAACATTCAAAGGTTCACCTGTAAGGTGATGTTTGATGATGTTAATATAGTCTTCAGTAAAGAAATCCTGCTCATAATCCGTAAACGACAACACCAAGATTCCACTTGAGTGGAAAGCTTTGAATTTTTCGAAGTGGTAGTCTTTAGTCTTTGGCTCACCATAGCGTGAGAAATTAGCAGAATGGAAAGCCAGCCCGTTGATCTCTATCCCTAGTTTAAGGGCTGGGATATAAACATCTAACTCATAATACTCACCGTTATGTTTGCGCACTTGATGATCTTTCTTGGCGTTATGGATATACTCGATTCCTATCGATTCGAGAAAATTACACAATTTCACTTCGGTGAGATAATTTGTGGGTTGCTTAATTCCCAGTTCCTTAAGATAAACTCGCGCTTGCGATGGGCTGTAATTCCCGGTAACATAATCAATTATCTCGGCGGGATCCGCGCAGGGGTCGTCCTTAAATTCGCGAATCTTGGAAAATCTGGGGTCCTTTTGATCCATGATATCCCTAAATTTTTCCGATTGTACAAAACTCTCCGCGCCGCAGGATTCAAGTAAAGAACTGTTAATACTATCCCGAACTGCTGGAATCGATGTGATCCAAACACCATCTTCTTCCAATTTAAAGTTAGCCTTCCAAGTCGCCATAGCTTTAGCTCGCGATTCGGGATTTTGCATGCTGTGTTCTACTTTGTATTTTCTAAGCATAGTTTTACGCTTTTGTACTTGGAATTCTGCCGATTTGAAGTAATTATCAACTTTAAATTTTCGAAGGCAAGTTTGACGACCTAGTTCAACTACTGCTGGGTTCTGGGTGGGAGCCTTGCATCCATAAGAACCCATATTGGTCGCTTCGGTTCGTTGAAGAATTTGCTCTCCGTAAAGCTCTTGCGTCTCTTTTCTAGATAGAAGCTTAAATCCACATTGCTTAATAGCTTGCATCAAGCCTTCCAGCTTACTAAATCCGAAGACCTCAAAGTAATCAGTGAGATATAGGTTACCAGAATGGTAGAGGTTATGAACTATTGAAATGAGATCTTTGTTATACCGTTGACCCCTCGTTGTTGGTATAGGTTCTTTTTGGTATTCTCCAGTCTTCAAAGAAATCTTGTAGTTATTCGCTTTAGCGAAATCCAACAAGTCTTTTGTAATTGGGATGCCTTCTTCTATCAGGTTACCTGATTTGTTTAACATTATTCTTACTCACTTTAACGCTTAAAATAGATTTTATTATGTTATAATAACTTAACGAAATCTTCAACTAAAAAAAATCTCCGCTTTCGCGGAGATCTTTTAGTTCTTGTAATTTACTGGGCCTGATTAGATACCGGTTACTACGAACGTTGAAGCGTATAACGCTGCGCGGTCTGTAGAGGTTGGGGTTTCGAATCCAGGGATTGTGGTTAACGCATATCTGGTTTTGGCGATTATACCGTTCATACCAGTTTGTGAGTTAATCACTTTAGTAAATGTAAGTGGCACATACGGGCAAAAATACCCCATGGCGTCACGACGATCTTCACCTTTATACAACAGAGTCGCATACTCGAAATCTGTGTAAGGATCTACGACTACGCGTAAACGACCATCTAAAGTACCAACGAAACCAGTTAATACACCAGTTTTAACGATATCAGAACCGATGTGACCGTGTTCGAATGAATCTAATGAAGCTAATAAGTTAGCTACACGAGATGAACATAATAACACGTTTGCTTGGCCACGGTTTGTGCGACGCGCAATTGCTGAAGCTTCGTGAGCAATTTTGAATGCTAATTCACGAGCGATGTCGATTGTACGTAAGATACCGCTAGAAGCTTGAACTGCTGTAGCATCCCAGTCTGGTAATTGGGTAGCGTGCGTATTAACGAAGTTAACCACGTCTGCGTCGATGTCAGTTTGGATTTCTGACGCCATCAAGCGCATCATCTCGTCGTCCGCTAATAAACCATGTTGTGATTTAAGATCTTGGTACATCTCTAAGCTGTATTCGCCGTGTAACGCACGAACGATAGCTTCTACTGGTTTTTTCACAATACGGAAACCAACATAGTTGATATCTGGGCGTTGTTCATCGGCTAAGTTAGCTAAAGAGAAGTTACGGATAATTTTTGGATATGAAGCAACGTTTGTATAAACTGCTTCGATTTGGTAAGCACCTAAAGTATCACCAACTTTTTTACGACCACCTTTCATAGTAACTACTACGTAGTTGCCTTCTTTGTGAACGATAGTTTCGCCAGCTAACACATCATCTTTAGCTTCAGCCGCTTCGCGGTTTAATTTGTAAAGGATAACTTGTACGCGTTCATCTTTTGGTTTTGCGCGATATTCGTTAACCATTGCATAGATGTATGCAGTTGGGGTAGCCATTGGTTGAACACCAAGTAATTCGTTAGCGATTAAACGTGGATAAACGTAACGGATTAAAGGTAATAAGATTGGAGTGAATGTAGCGATATCTTGTGAAACGGTAGATTCGTTTAATTCTTGATCTTGCGCGTTAGTCGCATTTTCAAGTAATTTACCAAGTACCATCTTTTCAGATTCGTTTAATGCTGGATAACGTTCTGATTCAAGTAATGCACCTACATCTTGACTGAATGTATTCATTCGGAAATTTCCTCTTTTTGTTTACGTAATAAAAATTCGTTTATTATTTATTGAGTTGTATTATTTATTAACTTTAATACAACCCAATTGCTTAATTATTTATTGCTTACCGGGATTAAAGCATATGACTAGGAACCGAAGTTTTGTGTTTCGGTAAACCGGTAACTTCGTTAAGCTCAACCGCCTCGGTAGATTCGTTCACCACACCGGCAGTACTTGGAGTATACTCTGGGATATGATCATATGATTCGTTCATATCTTGTAACTTGAAGAAGATATCATCTTCGCTACGATACACGTTAAATCTAATTGAGTTAACTTTACTCCAAACTTCAATGAAATTAACGCCTAGTTTCTTTTCGATATTTTTAGTTTGGTTAATAATCTTAATGATCTTATCATAAGAACTCTTATCAATCCCCGCAGATGAAGCGAAAAAGCCGAAAGATCCAACGGTTTCATCGATCTCTACACCAAAGAACTTAGCGATAGCTCGGGCTTTCTTACGCATTCTTTCTTCTGAAGCTTCGTTAAGAGTATTAGTCGCTTCGTTCGCTGCGCTTGATTCGTTTGCTTCACTCATTCCACCAACGTAGAATAGGATGCTATCTTCTTCGTCTTCGAAATCGATCAATACTGACATTTCTGGGTTATCAAAAGTCATTTCATAGAAACCGAATGCTGCTGGATCACTTTGAGATCGTTTAAATGCGTTAACGATTTTGATAAAATCCTTTTCGGTAATCTCAAAAGAAGCACCCATCAAAGCTTTGTAAGAGCTTGGAGTTTCTTTGAATTTAATACCTAACGATTTAGCCGCAGTTTGAGCCAACTTAAGGAGCTCAGATTTTGAAGATTCGTTCATTTTGTTGGACGCACGAGTATTGAGTGCTTTGGTTGCCTCAGCTTCGCTCATTTCCATATCCGCTTCAGTGGACAGGTATAAAGCGAAACCACCCGGAAGCATGAAGGCGATATAACCTTCTTCGAAATCCCATTCGATATCGTCGATACCGTGGGCTTCCAGGTCTTTAAGAGCTTTCGCTTTGCGAACTACTGAACGAAGTTCATTTTCTTTGATTTGGAAAACCGGAGATTTTGGGTCACTGAAAGTGTAGTTATCCATTGTTGGGATTACCCCCAACAATTTCCCGATTCTAGCGGCTTCCGCTTTGAATTCATTTTTGTTCATTTTAGCCCCTTATTAGATCATATAAGAAGGAACTTTTAAGAAACGGTTAACTTTAGGAGCTTCGGGAGCCTCAGATTCGTTCATTTTGGTATCCGCTTCTTCAGATTCGTTGATAGCTGCACCAATTACTGGAACTTGAACGCCACGTTCGCCTTCGCGGCCAGTTTGAGCTTTGGCTGGAGTATCTTTAACTTCACCCGCCATACCAGGATTGTCGTTAGTTTGAACGTCTGCATCTAACACAGAACCCACAAAATCATCGCGACCATTGTTAGCTAATAAATCGATGATGCGTGGAGATTCTGTTTCACCAGAAGCGTAGTAACCAGATGGATCGTTGTCTACTACAGTTGAGCTAACGTCTTGGTGACGATGGCCACCGATATCTTCGTAACCACGCAATACATCACGTAACGTGTATTCTGCGCGTTCTTCTGCGTAACGATCATATTCATCATCTTCTGGGCGGAAGCCGCGGGCACCATCGTTACCGTATGGAGCATCCGTGTGACCTACACCAAGTTCAAATTGACGAATGGTATCGCGTAAAATTTCGATTTCTTCGTTAAGATCTTGGATTTCTACATTTTTAGAACGAAGAATTCCTACAAGATTCTCCATTAGTGCTTTATCAGCCATTTCATTATCCTCTAAGTTTTCAGTTGTATGAATTGCTTCGTCTTCTTCGCTTTCAAAAACTCCACTCATAGTGGCAGATTGATCGCTTGGATTGGTTACAATGTCAAAAGTGATTAAGTTGAATTCTTTTACTACTCTATCTGGGCCTACGTTTCCGCTAGCGCGAGAACTTACGGAGATTTTAACGCCGTGGCGGATCATAGATTTGATAGTTTCTGCTTGTGGGGTATCGAAGATTACCGCTTCACCCATTACGTAGTCGCCTTCGATCCATAATTTGGTGATCTTAGCGACAGCGTTTTTAGGATCTACAGTTAAGCGACCTTTTGGATGCTCCCACTCCATCAAAGTGTTGATAGTACCATTCTCAATTTGGGTTTGATATTTCGCGACTTCGCGTTCCCAAAGAGCTCTTGGATAGATACGTTTGTTGTTATTTATCTGTTCGATTGTAGCGAATTTACCGCGAATATAGAAGAACTTTTCTTCGTCTTGAATTCCTTCAACAAGTTGGAATTCATGCAATTCGCTTTCGCATAAAGCATTT